CTGGAGAGTTTAGGGAGTTCTATATCAACATGATTAAACATTACATACCTGATTCAATTTTAGCAATAAGATATTCTTTTACAAGACCAGAGCGAACGATATCATCTATTCCAAATTCAATAATATCAAAAGAAGGCATCGCACGTATAATTTTCATAAAATCTACAATACCATTTTTCTCATTCGTTTTTGTAAGATCTGTTTGTGACCCGTCACCACAAAATACGATTTTGGTATCTTCACCAACTCTTGTTATTATACTATCTAATTCATGAAAATTCAAGTTTTGAAATTCATCAACGATAACAATTGAATTATCAAGTGTTGTTCCCCTCAAAAATGAGGTGCTCCAGAATTTAACTGTTTCTTGTTGGCGAAGATTACCATAGAGCATTTCAAAGTCCGCATCGGATGGCATCTGGAACATATACTTTACCATATGTTTGTATGGTATTTGATAATATGAAGATTTGTCTTCATGATCACCAGGTAAGAATCCAATCTCACGAGTTGCGACTAGTGATCTAACAATATAAATTTTTTCATATGGTGTGCTCTCATCTAATACATCTTTCAACGCATTATAGAGTGTGATAAATGTTTTACCTGTGCCAGCAGCACCATAAGCAACAATATGCTTTCCTGAACTATAAGAATCAAACAATCTTTTTTGATTATCTGTAATTGGTTCGATACCAACTAGATAATCAGAATTCAAAGGTTTCTTTCTTTTCATCTGTTTTGCTGTTAATCCAACACCTATGGGTTGATCTACAGAACTTCCTCTTTTTTTCCTTGCCATTTAATCTAAGTTTCTGACGTAATTACCTCTATTATTTCTCTGAGTCTTCTTGAGAACCTCATTCCAACCAGGTGCTTTCTTTCTTAGTTTATCTCTCCACTCACCAACATCACCCGATCCAGGACACGTAGATGGATCAGAGTAATCTCTTGTCCAATCAGGATTGTCTTCTGTCCATTTATCCCAATCATGAACACTCATTGACACTTCTTTTGTCTCACCAGTAGACATATTAACAACAGGATATGTAGCCATAATTATAAAGTATTGTAAAGTTATTTAGACCCATTCTAAAGCCTCTGAAACCGAAGGAAATTGTTCGGTAAACACCTTTTGGCATTTTTTCGCAATTTCCATATGTTCTTTTTGTGTTCCATGTGCTGATCTCAAGTTAATATAATGAACCCAAGAACGACATGAACCAGTCATGTAAAGTCTAGTTGGAGTAGCGAGTGGTAATACAAATCTAGCACACTCTTTTGCTACACCTGATTCTAGCATTTGATTATATAATGCCAAAGAAGAACTGAATAGGGTATTCATTTGTTTTTCTAATTTTTCGACAACTGCAGGATCTAAATCATCTATTGAATTTTGTCGATTTTTTGTATCTTGTCTTCTTAATTCTGGCAATTCAATTTCTCCTAATAAATTACTATCAGCATATCTTTGAGAAAATTCTTGGAATGTAAATGATCTGTGTCTTAATATTTGTGCTGCGAGACCACGAGTAGTCTCTATTTCAAGTGTCATTGAAGATTGTTCAAAGACAGACCAATGTTGATGTTTAATACAATATCTCAATAATCCTGCAAAATTATCATTGCTCTGGTTTGAGGGGTTAGAAACTCTGGCAATATATGCCATAGTTTTTTCCGCATCAGGTGTGATGCTTACTAATTTTACGTTCATTTACCAAATCCTTTAAAAGTTTTTTTCTCCATTTCAGAGAGTTCATGTTCTAATACTCTAATCTGAGATTTTATTTCTTTCAATTTTTCTTCAGTATATAGATAATCTTGCTTTGATAATTTTTTAAGTAGATTAAGCATTTTTCTTGCTCTGCTAGTCTGGGTAGCCATCGTCATCATCGAAAAGTTCGTCGTAATCGTTTGTTTGTTCAAATGCTTGTGAATTTTTATATGCATCAGTATCAGAATAAACTTCTACTTTTATTGCATCAAGTGTTAGTTCTAAATTACGAACTAGCACTTTTAATTTACTCCTATCCATAATAAACTTATTTTCATATAATTATATCATAAAAAAAGAGAGGTAGCAACCTCTCTTTAAAATTTAGAACTTGTATCCATACAAGAACCTAGCTTCAGCGTAAATGATAGTTAGAAATATAGCAGATGCTGCTAATATTTCTGCTGTGACTAACATTACTTAGCGTGAGCGATACCACGATATGTGAGTTCGACCTCTTTTGCTTGCTGAGCTTTGTTTCTGTTGGTGTCATACTTAACACCACGATAAGTGACTTGTGCCATTTGGTTTCTCCAAAGTAGTAGGTTGATTAGACCGTTCCTTCAGTCAACTTGTGCGTCTCCCGCAGGAGATGAACGAACCCGTTCCGAGTCGGCTTACTTGCGTCCTATGTCTCCCCAACATTACAAGCTTCTTCTACTTTATACTTGAAATGGTTGATTAAACCTAACTTACTTGCATCATCAAGATTTGGATCTTGTTTGATTTCATAAGCGAGTTCCATCCACCTATCGCACTTAATAGTCCAATGGACTGGTTCGTGACTAGCAATAAGAGTTAAAGCTGATAATAGGATGCCCATAAGATGAACGATGTGTCTATATTAACACATTCATAGTATATATGCAAGAAGTTTTGTAATATGTGTTACAATTTTATATTATCTTTATATTTAAACAAAAATTAAACTAATTTTAATCTAAATAATGGGTTTGACTTTCGTAAAAACCCTACAGACAAAAAAAATACCGGAGTTTTTTTCCCCCGATATATGAAATTAAAAGTTGAATTTAGTTTGACTTCTTTTTTTTACCCTTTGTATCTTTTGACTTATAACCCCATAACTTTGCACTAATTTTTCCCATACCAAACGAAATTGATTTTAAATCTTTACCAAACTTATCATAATACATATCAAACAAATTAGTTTGACTTCCTCTTGTTAAGTCATACCTAAGTTGACCATCAACTTCATAAGCAACAATTTGTGCATCAGTTGGTGCCTGACCCGTCTTTGTTTCTTGCAAAGATACATTTGTTAAAATGATTTCACAACCATATTGAGATTTAGAATTTTCTTTTTCAGTTGGTGTCCAAAATTCCATCTTTGCCTTTGGTTTTTCTTTTAATTCTGCTTTTGCCATTACGAACGACCTCCCCATTTAATATCTGGATATGCCTCTGCAACAACTTCCTTTGTTATTTTATATACTTCACCAAGTTTTTTATCCTTACACAATGTTAATATTTCTGCTTCTAATGGATGAAGTCCTTGAAGTATATTGATAAACATTGTCTCTCTTCTCATTTGATTCATTGCGTCTTCACCACCTCTTATAAATCTATAAAAGTGTTTTGATTCTCTACGAATCGTAGTGTGTCCTTGCTGATCAGCAGCTCCAAGAGAGAATGAACCTGTCTCATGCATATTACGAACCTCTAAATCTAATTTTTGAGATAGAGTCCCACTATAAGTATTCTTTTCATCAAATCCTGCATAAGGCACCTCACCATCTGGTAACATACTTATAACACTCTCATCAAAATTCCATATTAGAACAATCTTTAATGATATATTCTCATGTTTTTTAAGTGCTTCAATTTTCTTTGCCTTTGATCTCTGTCGAGATACTAAATCAAAAACTTCAAATGCAAATGGATTACGTGGTAATTCTAAACTCGGTTTAGATTTCACTGTAAAAGTTTTTGCTTTTTTAGTCGTTGTCTTCTTCGTCGTAGTCATAATTTTCAAATCTGAATGCAATAATTTCATCAGGGACTAGATTACCATTTTCATCTAACATCTCTGGATGAGGTCTAGGAACTTCACGATAATTCATCATGTAATCTCTTGCCAACCAACCACCAAGTAATCCTGATGAAAATAATAAAAATGATATTGGCAACACCAATACTAATACTGTTTCTAAAGTCATAATTACCTCCGAAAGTGATTAGTCTTTTTTGATGTCAAGTGAGAACTCAAAATGAATTGTAATCTTTCGATTAAGTAAAACTAAAATCTTCTGAAGATTAACTTCAAATGATTTTTTAAGTTTTCTTTTTCCCCCACTAAGAATGAGTTCAACACCACGATCAGAATAATCGTTTGTCTTATTTAGGTTAAGAATTGATGACTCTTTTTTCTTTGAGGAATTGTATTGTTTCAATAGACCCTCCTAATTTTTTTCCATCACAAATAACTTGAGGAAAAGTAGATTCTTTACCAAATTCAGATATAAACTGATTTTTAGTAAAGTCTTCTCCTAAATTATACACAACATAACTTGTTTTTGTCAAGTCTAAAATTTTTTTAATTTTATCACAATATGGACATTCATTCTTTGAGTAGACTGCAAAATTCATATGCTTGTTAAAATTTTATTTATTTATTTTTAGTAATTAAAAAATTGTTAAGAACAAGAAAGTCTAAATCAATTTTATTGAAGGTTTCAACCGCATCTTTTGGTGTCTCAATAATTGGTTGTCCATTATCATTGAATGATGTGTTTAACAATACAGGTGTCTTTGTAATCTCATTATACTTCTGAAGAAGAGTTGTAACTTCTGGATGTAACTTCTCGTTCACAGTTTGTATTCGACAAGTAAAATCTTTGTGTGTAATCGCACCAAGTTTTCTTCTCTGATGAGGTCTGACCACCAATGAGTACAACATATACTCATTTGGATATGTGTCCATAAAATAATCTTCTTGATATTCTTCAAGCATAATACCTGCAAAAGGTCTCCACTCTTCACGATGTTTGATTCTCTTATTGATTGTATCTTTATTTTTTGCAGGAGTTGGATTCATGAGTATTGATCTTGAACCTAATGCTCTTGGTCCGAACTCTGACCTATTCTGGAACCATCCTACGATCTTATTGTCTGCAAGAAGTTTTGATACATCCTCACATAGTTTTTCAAAGTCATCATACTTCTCATAGTTTGTATCTACGATTGCCTCTTCAACTTCAGCATCATCGTAAGTCTTACCAAGAAGAGATATATTATGTGGTAATTTGACCACCTCTTTACTCTTGAATAATCCAAGAGCAGCAGCACCAAATGATAGTCCTGTATCGTCTGGAAATGGTGGTATGTGCAAATTCTCTACAACTTTATT